CATTTATTTCTATAGAACCATGTACACTTCCGTTTTGTATTTCATTTTTCAACCAATCTATAAATTTACTATAACGTTGTTTATACAAATATCCTTCTGTCATTAATACTCTTGTATCTTTACCATTTATATTAATATTTGTTATGTAAGCATCTAAAACAGTTCCAACAGCTACACCATCAAACTGCACATAACCTTCGTCATCATAAGACATAGTGCCGTGGTCAGAAGGAATTTGATTTTCTTCGTCCATCCATGATACAACATAAGGCATTCCTATTGCAGAATCTATATTATCTTGCACATACTGTTCAAGCCAAGTTATACCATTTTTATTCCATTGTGAATTATCTGGATGTATGGTTAATGCAGACATTTTTATTTTAACTCGTCCAGCTAAATCTTCTTCTGGTAATTCACAAATTTCTATATAATTATTTTGTGAATTAAATATTATATTATCTGACACGTCTATCATCACCACCTTTCTAATTGTTTGCATTATTATTTAGTAGATGGTTTAACTTGCTTATTTGAACCAAGGTTGCGAGTAATTTGACCACTAGGCTTTAATTCATCGTTGGACTTTAGTGGTCTTCCGCCTTCATCCATTGAATTTTTCTTGCTAATAGTAAATGATGTTTGGTGAGGTTTAAATTTTTCATATATACCTTCTTCAAGTTCCTCTTCCATAAGACTCATATAATCATTTACATCAAATCCTGCACACGCTATCCAAGCCTTTATTGAACCCGAACCAGTTGTATATAGTTCTTTTGCTCTCTCATACATTTTGTCTTGATTTAATATAGATGTACGCAAATATTTTAATTCAATATAATCTTTAGGTTGATTACCTATATAAGTATTTAATACTCTCGTTATTTCATTTGCTATTTCTTCTACATATTGAAACACTTGAGATAATACTAAATCAATATTGACTTGTAAAGACGAATAACTTGCCCCGCCTTCAGAAGAAGCATTTAAAGCCGAACTTGCAAAACCTAATGCAGTTGATATTTTTTTCATATTTTCTTCGCTTAATGTATCTTTAAGCAAAGAAGAATCTTTTGACAATCTACCTATTTGTGTTCCAGGTGCTACCGATAAAGTAGATATCTTTGCACCGCCACTATTGCTTGTATTGAGCTTTACGGCATTAACAAAAGCATCAATAATATTTTGTTGCTGTTCTTTATTTAAACTACAACTACCTTTCTTTTCTCCTTCCGGAAGAATTAAATAATAAATACTACTTGCAAGTTCTTGAATTAATTTATACTGTCCGTTCTCATATTCGTCGTCCATTTTTATTTTTGCTAAAGCAGCTAAACCATAAGGTCTACCATATGCTTCATCTTCATCAGCTCTTGCTTTTAATGCGATTGTCTTTTTATAATCAAGCACAAACCATCTTTTGCTATTATCTTTTTTATATTCCTTGTAGGCTTTTATAAATTCGGGAGGATAATTCTTTATTTCATTAATTAAACCACCATATTTAAATTGGTCGAAATATTGCATATCAAAAGCAGCAATACTTACGTTGTTTTGAAAACCAACAATTTTACAATAATCCAAATTTAATGGCTGAATCATAAAATTATCATCTAAAGAAAGTCCTTCAATTCTATCTAATATATCAATAGAATGAGTTAGATTTATATTTTTGTTTGAAGCTTTTGTATCTCTTAATATGCCAACATACATACCGTCAATAAATAAATGTCTTAATATATCTCTAGCAGTTCTCTTATGATTAAGATATTTAAGCATTAAATCAAATTTTGCTTTTTTCTTTTTATAAGTATCAACTTTATTTCTTAAAACAGTAATCCAATCTAATGTTGGTATTGCAACACAGTAATCTATAGTATTAGCATATAAACCATTAGCGTTATATGCTTGTCTTGATATTGTCCTTAAAATTTTGTTATATACCATTGGATATTTTATATATTGTTTTAGTTGTTCCATATTTGTTGTGTTTGTTGATAACGTATCATATAAATAAAAACTCATATCCTTCAATGAATTTAATTCAACAGGATAAGAATTTGTTTCTATCTGAGGATTTTGTTCACTCAATTACAATCCTCCTTTCTTTTATATTAATAATTTAACCATATGAAAACACAAAATCATAATCTGAATCTTGTTTTATTAAGTCTTTTTCAAGAATCGAAGCAAAATAATTAGAATATGCCAGTGCCGAATATCTATCCTTTCTTTGCCCTGCTTTTTCCTTTAATTTTATAATCCCATTATCTCTTTGTTCGCACTCTAACAGTACCATTTCATTAACTAAGGCATCTGTATGATTATATGGTAATTCCATTTTAGCTTGAATTTCTGGAGTTTGCTTTATTAAATTTTCAATATTTGATAAATATTCGTAAGAATCATTACTATTAACCAATAATTCAAGCCTATTGCGTTTAATAGTATCTTTTAACAAAACTGCTATTTCAGAATTAAACTCCGCAGTAGCCGATATTGTATATATTTTTTGCTCTGCATTCGGAACTAAACACCTTTCTTGCATTTTTTCTTCATTCATACTATTGAACGCAGTATATTCTACTCCTCTTTCTCTATCATACAAACGCTTGCACAAATTATCATATACACCTATACCGTTACCTTGTCTATCAAGAACAATATAATCACAATCTAAGTCATCGTATAATTGCCTAATTCTAATAGCCTGTGTTTCACTATGTCCTCCTGTCATAGTTTCCATGTATGATACAACTCTTTTATAACACTTAAATTCGTTTTCATTTTTCTTTGAAACAATAGGAAACAATTGCATAAGCATATATACACTCGCGTCATTTTGTCTTGTTCCTATAGTTGCAATATCGCAACTCAATATTCTTATTTCTCCATCTTCTTTCGGTATGTATTTAAATTTCTTATCTTTAATTAATTCATACGTTGGTTTTGGATAAATTGGTCTATATTGTTTTCTTATTTGAGAAAGCTCTTCGGTTTTGAAAAACGCCTTTTCACTTTCACCAAAGAAAAGACAATCCATTTCCATTGTCCATCCAATCTCATCCAAATCTTCCTCTGCTAATTCATCTAATAACTGTTCACGATTTGTAATATTTTCTTTTATAGCAAATTGATATGGCAAGCCACACACGAAATACTTTTTACCTTTTAGCATTGCATTTATAAATACTTTATATCTCCCATAAGACCAATTAAATTTAAACCAACACGACGAAAGAAATATTTCTTGGTTTCTTTCCAAATATTCTTGTTTATTTTTGTATTCTGGCTTATCAAGAAATCCAGGTTGTCTTGAAGTAGCTAAAAATCTTCTTAATACATTCTTATATACACTTGGGTCAATCATTCGGAATTCATCTAATACTAAAATATTTGCTCTGGCACTTCTTGCATTTTGATTTGCAGCAACAACCTTTATCCATGAACCATTCATAAACTCAACATTGGGGTCGTCTGTATTCATAGAAGTTCTTATAGAACCTTTAATTTCTCTTTTTAACATTCCTGTCTTTGATTTGCTTATTAATTCAGGAATTTTTTCAGTTACTACCTTCATTGCCTGACCTTTTTTACCACCAGCAACTATTATCTTTGTTCCAGGATATAAAATGCATCTGATTACACAATATAAAGCAGTTAGCCATGTTTTACCCAAACCACGACTTGCTAAAAACATTGTATAGTTGTAATGAATCATACAGTATAGCAAAATCTTCTGAAATGGTTTTAATGATAATCCCAAATATTCTTCTGCAAATATATCTGGTCTTGACCTATAAAAAGCACACCATTCAGCAACGCCATTCATTAATCTTTCTGATTTAGTAAATTTTTGTTCGCTAATATTATAACTTCTAGTTTTATCGAATACACCAACCGTATTAGTAGCTTTATTTCTTTTAACTTCAAAATTTTTATATCCAGCCATTAAGAATCATCTTCCTCATCGTCTAAACTATTTAAATCAATGGTGTATTCTTTTAGTGATTTGTTGTATTTATTTACTAAATCATTATTTAAACCTTCCATCTTTGCTAAATGACCAACCATATATGTATCAATATACTTTTTCATTTCATCGTCAAGATGACTGGGAATCGGTTTTTCATTTTCCCATTTTTTTATTAATGTTCCAAAAGTAATTTGGTCATTAGCTTCAGCACCCGTAGCTTGAACGGGCTTCATATTAGCATCTGTCATTAATTTGCTTCTCGTTTCAATTAATTTAGTAACATCTCCCTTACCAGTTTGACGAACCTTTTCTATTTCTAAATTAATAAAACATATATCCCTCATAAGCATTTCCATGCCATAATCAGGACACTCAAAACTTGCTTTAATTTTAACCATCTCTTCTTCTAAAAACTCATATTCCCACAGAGTTCTATTTTTCCCCCAATATTTTTCTAATGTTTTATAATATATATCATCTTCTTTATTGGAGTTTATTATATTTGTATTTTCTATATAATCACTATCTTTAAATCTAAAACAATCTATTCCTGCATTATTTTTACCCGTTGAACTTAATTTGCTTTTATAAATGCCAAAAACTTTATCAATCTTTTTACCCTTAGATAATATACTATCAACATGTGATTGTGTTTGCTTTAATGCTTCATCGTTAAATCTAACATCTAAATCTTGACACGTCAAATATAATGCTTTTTCCAAGTTGTTATATATAGAAAAATAATGATTATATAAAT